GTAGTAACTTCTTCTTCTAACGCTATTAGCACTAACGCATCTACTAATGTTATAACTGTTCCTTCAACTACTGGAATGGTTGCTAATGATGTTATTATTTTTGGAAACTCTTTTGGTGGTATCCAAGCTAATGTTAAATATTACATTAAAAACGTCGCAAGTGGATCTACATTCACAATTTCAGATTCTATATCTTCTGGTGTCGCTGGCGATGTTAAACAGTTAACTGCCGCAACTAGCACTAGCTCCTTAAGTTTCACTGCAGCAAGCATTGGTGGTTTGGTTAGAGGTAATACTTATTATGTATACGCCGGAACTAATGGTTCTCCAACTCCAAATTCCTTTATTTTATATACCACAAAATCTGGCGCTGAAGCTGGTGGATCTACTGGTAAAGTAGATATAACTGCAGTTGCAACAAATGGTACTGCACATACATTCACGAAGAATACTACTTCTGGAGTTAAAATCCAAAAGGCAGTTAACCCATTATACAATCAAGGTAACACATCTGCTGTTTATAGTTTACCTCAACCTTTTGTAAAGTCTATTTCTGATTCGCGTTATACTGCAGTTAGAACATTCACTGGCCAAATTTCTTCTGGAAGCGTAGCGCTATCTTTGCCAGTTAGTTCTATATACCAGTTCGCCAATCCAACAGTAACCGGATCTTATACACTTGTTAATCAAACTACTGGGAATATTATTATTCCTGCCGGATATACCAGAAGTAACAATAATCTAACTATTGAATTCACTGGTCTTTCTGCATATAACACAAACAATGTTATTATTCAAACTACACTAGAGGCATCTTCTCCAACACCGAAGATTAAAACTCTGAAGTCTAGTTCTAGAACTGTAACTGATTCAACAATAGGATTCTCTAAAGCGATATATACTGGCAAGCCAGACGTATTTAAAATTCGAAGTGTTATGATGGATACTGGCACTTGGAGCTCTCCAACTGGCAGTTATACCCAAGATATTACAGATAGATATAAGTTAAAGAATAATCAGACGGATTCTTACTATGGTATTTCTTACATTCAATTAAAAGATGGGAAATCAAAACCTGCAGCGCCAATCATTATTAATTTTGAATATCTTGAACATACTGGTACCAGCGATTTCTTCGACGTAACTTCGTATAATGGTATTCCATATTCTTCTATTCCAACTTTTAATGGAGTTTCTTTAAGAGACTGTATTGATTTTAGACCAAAAGTTGTAGACAGTTTTAATGATTCGATTGTATTCGCTGACGACGAAAGTCTAATGCCAAAATATGGCACAGACATGGTCCTTGATTTTGAATACTACTTGGGTAAGAAGTGTAAGTTATCTATGGATAGAGTAGGAAAGATCACTATCTCAGAAGGTAGTTCTGCTCTTAATAATTTACCAGAAGCACCTGATGTCAGCGATACAGTTTCTCTATATAAATTTGAACTTGCACCATACACGTTAAAACCAGACTCAGCTTCTGTTATGATCCAACAGATCGATAACAAGAGATACACGATGTCTGATATCGGCAAGCTAGAAAAGAGAATTTCTAATCTAGAATATTACACATCATTATCATTGCTTGAAAGTGAAACCCAAAACTTGACCATAAAAGACGTTAATGGTCTTGAAAAGTTTAAAAACGGGTTTGTTGTAGATAATTTCTCTGGACATAGCGTAGGAGATACTTCAAATCCAGATTACCTGAATTCCATGGATTTTAAGGCAAGAGTTCTTCGTCCATTCTTCACACAAGATCAAGTACCTTTTGTGGAAGTTTGTTCTACTCAAGATGAGCGTCTTGCCAGAAATTACACCTTGGGAGATAAAACTGGTTTGGGTAATGGTAAGTACATAACTCTTCCATACAGCGAAGTTAGTTATGTAAAACAGATTAGATCTTCTACCACTGAGAAAATCAATCCATTCGCGTTCTTCACTTTCCTTGGAACGATGACTATTGTTCCAGCCAGCGATACTTGGTTTGAAGTTAATAGAAGACCAGATCTAATTGTTTCTACTAACGAAGGTAATTATAATACTATTAAATCTCTTGCTGAACAAGCAGGTGTTCTTGGAACAATATGGAATGCCTGGACATATAATTGGGCAGGTGCCACGACAGAAGTTCAGAAGGGTGTAACATACTCTGCAGGAACTCTATTCAGTGACATTAATAATGTTTCTTGGAGAGGCGGTGCGAATATTGCATCACAATCATTCAGCATCGATACGGTTAGAGTATCCGTTCCTAGATCTAGAACTGGTATTGAAACTTATGTGCAAGATACTTGGGAAGATAAAGTTCTAGAAGATAAAGTCGTTAGCACAACTCTTCTTCCATACATGCGCTCTAGAAGATTAGTAGTGCAAAATAAGGGATTAAAATCAGATACTGTTTTCTATCCATATTTTGCAGGTAAATCTGTTTCAGAATATTGCACTCCAGCAGAAAGAATCATCTTCACTGCTGTCACTGGACAGGTATCAGAATTCGATACGCAATCAAGAGCCGGATCTAATTATACAGAATCTGCTCGCTTATATCCAGGAGAGTCTGTAGAATTAGCGGTTTCTATGGGTGACGTATTGACTGCATATGATTCTACTGGCACTACTCCAACTGGAGTAACAGGAATTGTTGTTGGTTGGGAGAAGTATACAGAAGGTCCAGATGCTGGAAAACTTGCAGTATGGGTAGTTAACAGAAAGTATCCAGCAGCTGCAACAGTAACAACATTCCTAGAAAATCAGGTAATTAAAGGCAGCTTGAGTGAAGCATACGGAACTGTGGTATCACACCAAACCTTTAACTCTGGAGATGCTATCAAAACATCCAGATCTGGTTCTGCGTTCTTCACATTCAAAGTTCCAAATACAGACTATATTAAATTCAACACTGGCACGAATGAATTAACTTTATTGGATGTTTCTACATTTGAGCGTGCACGTTCAACATCATCTGCCACCAAAGAATTTAGCGCTAGTGGTGTATTCCAAGAAAGACAAAATCAAATTCAGCGTATACGCAGCGGAGAATTAGCAACTAAAAACGTGGCGCCAGAATCGGCTTCAGAAATGTCTTCTGCAACTCGTTATTCTAACGATCCAGGTTGGTATGATCCATTGGCGCAAACATTCTTAATCACAGAAACTAATGGAGTTTTTGTAACAAGTATTGATCTGTTCTTCTTTAAGAAAGATGAAACAGTTCCTGTCACTGTACAACTTAGAGAAGTTGTAAATGGATATCCAGGTAAGAATGTAATCAACACAGCAAGAGTAACTATCCCAGCATCTAAGATTTTGACTTCTACTGATGCCAGCGTTGCTACTAATGTTAGATTTACATCGCCAACGTATTTAAACGGAAACACTGAGTATGCTATTATTTTATTGAGCGATTCTGATATTCCGGAAGTTTTTGTAGCTCGTATGGGAGATTTAGATAAAGAGAACGGCGCCCAGATTGATAAGCAACCTTATATGGGATCATTCTTCAAATCTCAAAACGGTTCTACTTGGACAGCAGAACAATCTATAGACTTGAAGTTCGTATTATATAAAGCGCAATTCGAAACAAACATAGTTGCTAACGTGGCATTTGAAAATTCTAGAATTATAGATCAAGAATTATCAACTGATCCGTTTTATATGACTGCTGGTTCTAGAAAAGTCAGAGTATCGCACAGCAATCACGGAATGAATACTGCATCTGTAGTTGCATTTAAGGGAATTCCTGAAAACGGTGTTGGTACTATTTACAGTTCTACTTCATCAGCTATTATCACTGGAGTATCTACCAAATTTGCAACCAGCAATCCGGTTCAAACTGGAGCTATTATCTATCGCTCTGATGGTAAAATTATTGGTGAGGTATTAAGTATTCAGAGCGACACGCAATTAACTCTTAAATCTGTTGCAGCTTCCAACTACGGAAGCTCTACCAGTGCGCAACAGTTTGGATTCATTAATCCGATGAATGGAGTGTCTCCAAGCGAAATCTTTAAAATGGATTCTAGTGGAAATTATATTCCACTAATAATTGATTCTGTTGAGTTAGATTCATATGTTATTACATTGGGTACAGATTCTATAGCAGCCACGTTATCTGCGTCATCAACTACAGTATCTAATATTGATACCAGATATATGTTTGTCGGTCAACCAGTAATTAAGACTAGTGGAACTGGAGTATTTGCATCTAATACAACAGTTGCTTCTATAACTTCGGTTGGTTCTGCTGGTTCTATTGTATTGAGCGCAACTCCTACTACTGCTGGTGCGGTTGTATTCTCTGTGGGTGATATTCCTACTGATACAGGAAATGTTGGTGGAAATAACGTTAGAGCATCCCGCGATGTTCCTTATGATTTAATAAACCCAGCCATCAACATTGAGAATTACACTGGAACTAGTAGCATTATTACATATCAAGGGTTGACCGGAAGAACTGTAGACGGAACTCAAACTCCATATCAAACATTCACTGAAGCAGGATTGCCATATATCAATACCTTTGCAATCACACCAGGATCAGATAATTACATGCCAGTTCCTATGTGTATGGCTTCTAATGAGAATGCTGTTAACTATGGTTTGAATTTATCTAATATTTCTACTCTAAGAAACTCTGCTATCATTAATGTAGAACTAATGACAACAAATCCTGATTTATCTCCAATCATTAACGTGGAAAACGTTGCGGTTACAACAGTATCTAATAAAATCAATAATCCATCTTCTTCTATGAATATTGATCCTATTGATTATGTTACAGTCGTAGATGACGAACAAGGAATCGTATTCGACGGCACCAAAACTGCTGTCGTGTCTGATTCTGCTTTGTATGATAATATTAAGAATATCGTTTCTGGTCAATATATTAGAATTAGTATTAACGGCGGAACCACATATACTACGTACTTAGTTGACGACGTTGATGTAGAGGGTAAGTCTTTCACAGTAGATTCTGTTCTAACTACTAAAGCAGGAACAGTTGCTGTTATTATTAAAGTATTGGATAGATATTTTACAGAGAAAACTCCAGTTGGCGCATCAACTATCAATAAATATGTAACTAGAAAGATGAGATTTGCAAATCCTTGTACTTCGTTTAAGGTTATTTTTGATGCGGATATTCCTCTAGAAGCAAACGTCGGAGTTTATTATAAATTAAATCCAGCAGGAACTGAAACAGATTTTAACTTCACAGAATATCAAACCGCGCAAGAGCAAACTCCAGCTGGTTTAAAATCTAACACTGGAGCTTTTGCAGAAAATGATATTGAAGTTACCGATCTGCCAGAATTTGATGCTATCACAATTAAAATAACTATGACATCTACAGATTCTACGAAAATTCCAAGACTCAAAGATCTTAGAATTATTGCTCTTGCTTAATATGAAATTCGTTAAAGTTGAAAATCACATTAGTCTCCTTAGAGATATGGAGACTAATGCAATTATAAATACTGATAACAAGTCTTATAATGAACATGTTAAAAGAAAAAATCTTGTTCTTCAAAAAGAGGCTGATCATATTAATATGCAAAATGAAATGCAAAATATGAAGAGTGATATAGCCGAGATTAAACAAATGTTAGAAGCATTGATTAAAAGGTAAGAAATGGCATTAACACTAAGAACTGCTCCAGGTAGAACAACTCCATTATCTAACATAGAGTTAGATGCAAACTTCACGTATTTGCAAGATCAGGTTAATTTGCGATTAGCTGTAACTGATTACACATATGTTACGATTCTAAGCAGATTAAATGGGGCACCTTCTGGCAGCAAAGGTGCTGGATCCGGATTGGATGTAGCCTATCTACAAGGCGCAGCACCAAGCACAGCATATTCAGCAGGAACGGCATCTATCGCTTTAAGAGATGGTAACGGAAACTTTTCTGCAAATGTCATTACAGCTAGCTTAACTGGTAAGTCTACTACTTCTGGAACAGCAGACCAAGCAAATAAATTAACTAATGCGATAACAATCAATGGAGTTCCTTTTGATGGTTCTTCTAATGTAACTATTGTAGATAAAACCAAGTTACCAATAAATAATATAGTTACTGCCGGTAATTTTATTGTTGATTTAACTTATATAATTTTAGAAATTGGAACTACAAATTGGGCTTCTATTGGGGCTTCTTCGGTTGTAGTTGGTGCAACTTTTATTGCTACTGGTCCTGGAAGCGGCACAGGTAAAGCTGCTGTAGTTTCCACTGGTAAGTTAACAAACAAAGCATCCACAACAGATCTAGCATCTTTTAATATTCTGCCTGGTGTTGCTCCATCCAATCCAATCAACGGAGATCTATGGAGTACTTCTACTGGATTATATAATAGAGTAGCTAGCGCTACTAGACAAGTAGCATACATAGATTCTAATATTAGTGGAAATGCATCCAACGTGAGCGGAGTCGTTGCTATTGCTAACGGCGGCACTGGAAGAACTACTATAGCAGATGCTCGCGAGGCTTTAGATTTAGCAAAACGTGGAGTTAATTCTGATATCACTTCTCTCACTGGGCTGACTACTGCATTATCTACGGCGCAAGGCGGAACTGGTCTTACTGCACCAGGAGCTAATAAAAACATCTTAATTAGTAACGGTACTATATGGACCAGTGCAGCACCTTCAGGTACATGGGATATTGCAATATCCGGCGAGGCTGCTACTTCAGCAAAAGCTAAAGTTTCTGATACTAGGAACGTAACCACTACACCAAATTCATTCATTAATACCGGTGTATTTTTTGATTTTAAAGCCAACGAAAAAGAGACTCTAACTGATGGGGGATCTTTTTTTGGTGAAATGACTTTTCGTAAGTACGGTAATGATGATGACTGGACTGGTGGTAAAGCGCATCAGCTAGGATTCACTGATAACAACAATCTTCATATTCGCAGCGGAACTGTAAATACTTGGGGCACTTGGGCTAAGTTATTAAGCAGCACTAACTACAACGACTATGCTCCGCAAAAAGACGGTACTGGTGCTACTGGTAGCTGGCCAATCAGTATCACAGGTTCTGCAGGTTCTGCAGGCACCGCAGGTTCTGCTTCTCAATTAACCAATTCAAGAACAATCAATGGTGTTGCTTTTAATGGTACTGCAAATATCACTATTGCAGATGATACTAAACTATCATTATCTGGTGGTGTTTTAACTGGAAGAGTGGCACAGTCACAAAGCGGGTTCACCGGAGCTAGTAAATCTAACATTAAGGATAGATTAGATTCTGGTTTCTGGCATACTGCAAATCCAACAGTAGAAAATGGTTGGCCAGTTGGTGGACCTAATAGTGGCGGAGGAACCTCTTATTACCACTTACTTTCTTCCACACATAGTGATCCAGATAATTATTACTCTATGCAGTTTTCTGCTGACTATTATAGTCAGAGTTTGTATTACAGATCTACTAATGGTGATGGAGCGATGAGTTGGAGTAAAATTCTACACTCAGGTAACTACACCGACTATGCTCCATCTAAGACAGGTACTGGTGCTTCTGGTGACTGGGCAATCAATATCACTGGTAATGCAGCTACTGCTTCTTCTTCATCAGGTAACGCAGCTACTGCAACTAAACTAGCTACTGCTAGAAAAATCAATAATGTTGCGTTTGATGGTACTCAAGATATTACTATTTCTATTCCAACTTCTGCAATAGCATCTGATGTTTACGAGTGGGCAAAGGCATCAACTAAACCTAGCTATGCTTATTCTGAATTGACCGGCTCGCCACCAACGTTCAATCAAAACACAACGGGTAACGCAGCTACTGCAACTAAACTAGCCACTGCTAGAACAATCAATGGGGTTTCTTTTGACGGTGGTGCAGATATTAATATTCCTATCCCAACTTCTGCTCTGGCTTCTGATGTTTATGCGTGGGCTAAGGCATCAATTAAACCTAGCTATAATTATGATGAAATAGGTGGCACTAAACCTAGCTATGCTTATTCTGAGCTAACTGGAACTAAACCTAGCTATGCTTATTCTGAATTGACCGGCACAGCACCAACGTTCAATCAAGATACAACAGGAACTGCAGCTAATGCAACTAAGTGGGGTGGTTCTAAGAAATACGTTCAATCGACAGCACCAACAGACGCTGTCGTTGGGGACATTTGGATTGTTATATAATTATGCCGTCATCACTAGCTTACGATTATTTTAAGAATTACTGCATAACTGCACAAGAAGACTGCAAATTTCAGTACATCATTAGAGGCGGCGGCGGAGGTGGCGGCGGCTACGACGTATATAAACAGGTACGAGCTGGCGGTGATGGTCAAGCTGGTTCTATATTAAGTGGTTATTTGATCTTACCTAAAAATGAATCAGTATACGTGGCTGTCGGCGGCGGTGGTGGTGCAGGACAGTGGGGGCGTAAATGGTTTGGTCGCGGCGACGGAGGTAGATCACTTGATGGTTTTTCTGGTGGTATGGGTGGTCAAGCAGGCTGGTTCGGAACCAGCGGCGCCGGAGGTGGTGGTGGCGGCGCGACAGTGATATACAAAATCGTGAATTCGCAAAAAATTGCTATAGCTGTTGCTGGCGGTGGTGGCGGCGGTGGTGGTGCTGGTGCCCTTAGCGGAGGATATACTATCTCACCATATACTAATATAGATTCATCTAAAATAATAAACAAATATTACCCAGTCTCTAATTTAAGTTTCGGTGGTTCTACGTTTCTGCGAACTTATGGTGTTTGGGATAGTGAAAATTTTGTTGGAAATGAAAACGTTGGAAATACGATCACGCTTACGTATGATGTATTTTTGGATGCTGGAACGTATACAGTAGATTTAGAAACATATGTACACACTGGCATTACCTATGCGGATTTTAGCATAGATGGATTGAATGCGTTTACTCCAACCAATACCGGTATAATTGTGTCTGGTTCTACTGCTTTTATCAGAGTAGCCAGTGGTAATCCTAACCCAACTTCCAAAACATTAACAATAGCCACTGCTGGATGGTATATTGTTCGTATTTATTCAGGCAATCAAGCTCTACCTGAAGGTCTAGCATTTAAAATCAGTAACGGTAATTCTGTTATCTTAACATCAAGATCACCCAATAATCTTAGAACGACGACAAATGTATTTCCAGGTAGAGGAGGCGCTGGTCAACTTAACAAATATGATGGTGGCGGTGCTGGTGGCGGAGGCGGAGGATTGATTGGTGGTGATGGTGGTGTTTCTGCTGCCGGAACATCGCAAGAAGCTGCCGGAACTCGAGATGTTGGTGCCTCTAGCGGCAGTCCAGGTACATCTGGTATCATTTCTGGTTATGGAGTAACAACAGATTGGGCACCACCGTCGTGGGACCCAGTGTATCAGTATGGCGTCGGTGGCGCCGGCATGAAGACCAGCACCGCACCGGCAACTCCAGGTGGACCTGGTTATGCTTGGTTTAACTCAACATTTTCAAGTAAAATAAAAGTTAAGACTGAGCAAGGTTGGCGCGAATCAGCAAAAATAAGTGTTGCGCAGATGGATACGAATAAACAAATTTATTACGCGCCAGCTAACTCTATTTTTGTGCGAGGAACGAATTCTTGGATTAAAGTTTATGGCGCCCCAGTTTATGATATAACAGATCAAACTGGCAATTTAAGTGCTGTCTCAAATCCAAGTATAATTTTCCCCCCTGGACCAGTAATCGACCCGATAATTAATGAAGAGAAAAACGTTTACGAAGCAACTGACGGACCAACAGGTGGTATCAGTGGCGATTTTTGACACAACGAATGATCAGTCAACATATAATATCCGCCTAAATAATAAATATCTAACCAAAGAAGAAAAATGGCATCATTAACCCTTAGATCAAATACAACTGGTGGATTATCTAACACGCAGATAGATAATAACTTTGCTTCTCTGAATGCGGATATTTTAGCTGATGTGAGTTATGCTGATCCTTGGAAAGCATCTACCGCATACACGACAGGTAGAATATTATATGTTCTAGAATCTTCTGCTACTGCAGATTCAGCTGCAGCGGCGACAACGATACAAGTAGGTAAAACATACACTATCGTTGTTAGCGGAAATACAGACTTCACTCTGATCGGAGCCACTTCTAGCACTGCCGGCACGATATTTACTGCTACTGCTGCCGGCACAGGTACCGGAACTGTAAAGCCATTCATTAGATTTTATGAAGTCACGACTGCCGGAAGCTCTAGCACTAGTGCTCCAAACCACCTTGGTGGTGGTGTCACCAATGGAACATTGGGATTGACTTTCGTTAACGATCCACCACTTTACATAAGAACCAATAGAATAGCATTAATACAACCAACTGCTGGAATTGGAACTGTATCTAATTCTGCTCTTGGAACTACTGTTACTGGTGTAGGAACGTTCTTCACTAGATCGTTTAACGTCGGCGACACAATCACTATCGGTGGTCAAACGGTTGCTATTTCTGCAATCGCTTCTGATACATCGATGACCACAGCGGCGATCACAAACGCTAACACTAATGCTACATATACGGTAGTCGGTGGAACTAAGTTTAGCGTTGATGCCAACGGGGATGTAACAATCGCTGGTGACCTAACTGTTAATGGTACAACCGTCACTGTTAACTCGACGACTTTAACCGTTGATGATAAAAATATTGAACTTGGTTCAGTCGCAAGCCCAACAGATACTACAGCCGACGGCGGCGGCATCACGTTAAAAGGAGCCACTGACAAGACATTCAATTGGGTGAATTCTACTGCGGCATGGACTTCTAGTGAACATATTAACTTAGCTTCTGGTAAATCAATAAAAATGAACAGTAATACAGTTCTTTCAGCAACCACTTTAGATTCTGTCACCGTTGACGGCGGAACATACTAAATACATTAGAGTTATTACTCTTAAACATCTTTTATTAAAGGTAACGAATGGCAAATATAATCACACTTAAAAAGTCTTCCGTTGCGGACAAAGTTCCGTTGACCACTGACTTATCATATGGCGAACTAGCCATCAACTATGTAGATGAAAAATTATACTTCAAGAATTCATCTAACGTAGTTAAAGTATTCACTTCTGACGATAAAGCTCCATCCGCATTCGCCAGACAATTCATGTTGATGGGAGCATAAAATGGCAGATACACTAAAAATCTTGGGTCAACTTTCCCCAGCAGCTACCACAGTCACTGATCTTTATACTGTTCCTGCAAGCAGAAGCTCTACCGTAAGTTCCATTGTTGTTTGTAATAGAGCAGCAACAGCAGCAACTTTCAGAATTTCCGTAGCTGCAGCTGGTGCAGCAGATGCAACATCACAATATATGTTCTATGATCAAGCTATTGATGCAAACTCTACGTTCATTGCTACTATTGGTATGACATTAGCAACTACAGATAAAGTTCGTGTTTATGCAAGCACAGCAAACTTTTCATTCACAATATTCGGTGTAGAGGTAGCATAACATGGCACAAGGTTCATCTAACCCAACAAATAATTTAACGAAGATTGCTGGAACAGCAGTTTCTGTAAATGCTGGTAATAAAGATGCCGGAACACAACGTGTTACTCTAGCAACTGACCAAACAGTAGTTCCTATCTCGGATAACGCTGGCTCATTGACAGTCGACGCGCCAGTTGCTACTCCTGTATTTGTTCGACTTTCAAGCGGCTCTGCCGCTGTTGATACAATTCCAGTTTCTTTAGCATCTCTAGCGACATTAACTAACCTAGTCCAGCTGGGTGGTGTAGCAATTAACATGGGTACTGGTGTAAGAGCAACTGGTACTCAGCGTGTTACTATCGCAACTGATGACATCGTTCAGACAGCAGCAATACCCCAATCAACAGCAGCTTTTGCGCCAACTAATGCAACAACTACTGCTTATGCGACTAGCTTGGTAGTTAAAGCATCTGCTGGTACTTTATACGAGATAAATGGATATAATTCCAAAGCATCTGCTCAATTTATTCAGGTGCATAATACTACTTCTTTGCCTGCCAACGCTGCGGTTCCTGTAATTATATTTACTGTTCCAGCATCAAGTAACTTTATCTTAGACTTAACTCGATACGGTAGATTCTTTTCTACTGGCATTACAGTTGCTAACTCTAGCACAGGTCCAACTCTTACTATTGGTTCTGCTGACTGCTGGTTTGATGTGCAATACAAATAAGAATCAATAGGGAATAAAATGGCAGTAGCAACTAAACAACAACTTATAGATTATTGTCTAAGAGCTCTAGGTGCTCCTGTTCTTGAAATCAATATTGATGTAGATCAAATCGAAGATCGCGTAGATGAAGCTCTAGAGTACTGGAAACTGTATCACCCAGAAGGTGTTGAGAAAGTGTACTTGAAGAGCATGATCACGGCTTCTGTCATTAACATCACAACACCTAATGCGAACACATGGAGTATAGCAGAGTTTGTTACAGGTTCTACCTCTGGAGCTACTGCTGAAGTTGTCGCTGAAATCAATAGAGTATCTTCTGGAACTACCATTCTTGTTAGAAATGTAACAGGAACTTTTCTTCCTGGAGAAACTATTACTGGAAGCAATGGGCATACAGCAGTAACTGCTGCCCTAAACCCATGCGTGCTTGGAGTTTATGATAACAAGTACATGACGTTCCCAGACGCTGTTTATGGTATCTCAAGAGTTATCCCATTCAATCAAGCATCTTCTTCTAAAAACATCTTCGACTTACAGTATCAACTAAGGCTAAACGACTTATATGATCTGACCTCTACTTCGATCATTTACTATAAGACAGTTATGAGCCATCTCTCTATGCTTGACTTAGAGTTGAATGGTCAAACACAATTCAGATTCAATCGTCGTCAAGGTAAGCTGTTCCTTGATATCAATTGGGCAACTAACGTCACCATGGGGCAATATGTAGTGGTCGAAGCATATCGTGCTTTAGATCCAGCTGAATACAGCAAAGTATTTAACGAAGCGTGGCTAAAGCACTATCTGACAGCACTGCTAAAGAAACAGTGGGCAACTAACATTAAGAAGTTCCAAGGTCTACAGCTTCCCGGTGGAGTGACTTTGGACGGTAATGGTCTTTATGATGAAGCCACTAAAGAGATAGATGATTTAGAAAATGAACTAATGAGCAAATCTGCTCCCCTAGAATTTTTCCTAGGTTAAAATGGCTCGCAATCCATACTTCACAAATGGAACTGGCAACGAACAGAATATCATTGAGGATATTATCGTTGAGTCTCTTGGCATCTATGGTCAAGATTTCTTCTACATCCCACGCACACTAGTCTCAAAGGACGAAATCCTTGGAGAGGATAGACTAAGTAGGTTCAAAGATGCATATCCTATTGAGATGTATCTTGAGAACGTAGATGGATTCGAAGGTCAAGGCGCATTTATCCAGAAGTTCGGACTAATGATGGAGCAGACAGCAACTCTAACTGTTGCTCGCAGAACATGGAACACTTTAGTAGGTGTTCATGGTAATACAATTATTCCAACAAGACCATGTGAGGGAGACTTACTTTATTTCCCACTCACAAAGGGTATGTTCGAAATCAAATTCGTTCAACACCAAGACCCATTCTATCAACTAGGTAAGCTGTATGTTTATAAGCTACAAGTTGAACTCTTCCAGTATGCTTCTGAACGTATTGATACTGGTATTGCAAACGTCGATGTGTTTGAAACACTGAAGACTTTCTCTACGGATACAACTAGAAATAATACAGCAGGTGTCGTTAAGATAACTATGACCAATAACGGCATTGGTTATACACACGAGCCTATCATTGAATTCACTTCTACCACTGGTTCTGGCGCTGCAGCGATTGCAATTATAGGAACTGGCGCTCAAGATGGTCAGATCATCGGCGTTGATATATTAGACGCTGGCACTGGATATGTAACTGCGCCGACAATAACATTCGTTGGCGGCGACGGAGCAGGTGCAGCAGCCATCGCTGAGATTGAGATAAATATAGATATACCAGACTCATTTGGTGATAACAACAAGTTTAAAGAACAAGTTTCTGATATATTGTTTAATGAGAACAACCCATTTGGCGATGTTGTCCATACGCATAAATTT